AGGCAATGATCCTCTATTTAGACCTGCAGGAGCAAACCAAGGATCTTTAGATTTATCGTTGAAAGCATATACTCCTGGCATCATTACAGATGCTGGGACAAATACTATTTGACCAGTTTCTGGGTCTTGGGTTTGGAGCCAAGGCCAATAAGTAGCAGCATAGCTTGTATTAAACTTTGCCGCTTCAGCTGTTACATCACTAGCATTTGTTTCACCATATTTTACTGAGTCAAATACTACTAAACTATCTCCTGAATCTTCGGCATTAGTAACTGCTAAATCTATGACTTCATTATGTGTAGCATCAATATCACTAGCTAATCCAGGTAGGGTTAATACGTTATAATTATATAAATCTTTATTTTTTAACAAATGTATAGAAGCTGTATAATCATTTGCTCCTAATCCTTGAGTGTTAGTAGAATTAATATTGCTATAAAAGTTATTTGCACCTCCTATACCACCTTCAGCAGCTCCAAATGTTCCACTAGCTACTAAGGGTAAGGATGCTGAATAGACACCAGGTGTAGCTCCCCCAATAATTCCTGCTGCATCTAAGTAATTCGGAGTAGAATTATTTACTTCTGAGACGTAAACATATCTACTATTATTTTTATAAGAACCCGTAATTTGAAGATATCTATCACCATTTTCATCAGTTCTAACTGCAGTTGCTTGGTTACCTATTACTTTTTCTAAATAATTAGGAGAAAATGGATCTAAACTAAGACCTATATATTGTTCTAAAATTACCGGGTCTTTTCTAGTATCGTTACCTCTTCTAAGTAAAAGGTTAAAAGTACCGTCTGTATCAGATTTATCTGAAATTTCCCATCTTATGTTGTCAGACGATCCAGAGTGAAGTACTCCTTCACCTTTTGTACCACCTTGAGGGCCTTCACTATCTTGATTAACACCTTTAGCAATAGTGGCTAAAGCAAAAGGTCCAGCATTATCCGAAGATCCTGATTTGATTAAGTTATTAGCACCAGTTGTGTCAGCAGACTTATAGGTACCAGAAACTGCTCTAGTAACTAAAAGAGACTCTCCTCCTTGTTCAAAGAAGTTGAATGCTGTTAGAGTAGTTAAATGAGTATATAATTGGCTGCTGCTTTCTAAAGCTCCTCCAAATTTAGATTTATAATCACTATAAGAAGTAATTATAGTAGGTTCTTCTACAGGACCTTTTGTTGTAGGACCAACAATAGCAGCATCTACTACTATGGGACCTTCAGTTATTTGAGACTGGTCACTTTCTCTTGTAAGTACTCCAGGTGATACTATTTTTTCTGCCATGTTATTTTATTTTTATTCAGTCTTTGTAAAAATTCCAGATTCTAAATCAATTGTTCCATTTCCATATTTATCTTGTAACATTTGACCAACTTCTGCTTCTTTATTTTTTAAAGAAGTTAATGATTCAACTAAAGAATCTTTTTTAATTTCTATTAATTGGAGTTGCATTTCTACTTCTCCAAAAGAATTAATTAAAATTTGTTGATCTGATTGTAACTGGCTGAGGGTTTGGACCTCTTCTTCGGATAACTTAATTTGTTTGCTCATTTTATAAATATAATAAGATTATTCAGAATTTATTTGTAATAAATATTAAGGGGTTTTTCAAAAAATTAAGAAACATTAACATCTGTATTATTAGGGTTATTGATATCTATAGGTTTATTTATTTGGGCATCATTTAAATTGTTAAGATTAACTATAGTTTCGGTACTTGTTACTACTTGAGCATTAGAAAATATTTTTTTATTAACTGTTAAATCTTTTTGTATGGTGTCGGGGATTATGTGACCATATAATTTTAAATCAAAATTAGCTCTTACTGTTCTTTCATTTCCTTCATTAAGTTCAGTAACTGTAGTAAATGAGTCTATTGTAGCTTTAAATTTAAACCTTTCGGGATCACCCCAATATGAATTTTGAGCATATTGGACTGCTTCTATAATTTTATTAAGTTGTTCAACATAGTAAGTATACATCATGCAACTATAAGTCATTTCCATAAATTCCGGAACTACTACTGCATAGTTTTGTTTGACAGGTTGACGATTGTTTAAAATATTAAACTTATCATAAAAATTATTTTTAGAGTATTTAGATTGGAAATATTCTAAGTTATTAGGTTGGTTAGCATCTAATTTATTAGTTACGTTTCTTAAAGGAGTAATAGTATTTCTTTTAAACATAATCATAGGGGCCATAATTTTACCCTTTTGATCTCTCATAAATCCATCTTTTTGTACTGACTTCCATCTTTCAGGGGCACCATACATTATAGGAACTGCTAATCTTTGTCCATTTTGTACTACAAAAGGTTTAATAACATTTTTAAAGTAAAACATAATAGATTCATCAATATCTTTTATGCCTATTGAAAAAGGTTTTGCAGTATCTCCTTTTAAAGATACTTTTTCACCTCTATTTAATTTTTTAGTGTCATTAGGATTACCTCTAGTAGTATCATAAGGATTTATAAACTCATTAGATATTTCTTTTTGAGTTTTAGGGATGGGTTTTCTTCCTTTAGTTGCCATTATAATCTTTGTTTATTAATTCCTAACTTATCACCGGGGACATAATGAGTCTTACATATAATAGAAAAGTTAGAACCAAATTGTTCTAATCCAGGATTTAAAGGATTAACACTATTAGGATAATCAGGATTTTTACCAAGAATATATTGGTTAGCATTAGTATTATCTATTTCATAATACCCCTCATTATATAATATGATATCCCCTACTTCAGGAACTGTTTGAGCGTCTACTAAATCTTCTCTTAAAAATTGAAATACAACAGACCATTGGAAGTCGACTCCCATATCACTTTCGGGGTATTGTTCATCTCCTCTTTCTACTAAACAATTAAATAATATAGGACCTTCAAAATATTTATCTTCAGCTGCTTCTCCATAAATGTTGACTATAGTTTGGTCTAATCTATATTTGTAAAAAGAACATTGTTGAGTAATAACATCTCCTAATAATTCACGATTAATAGAAGTAAATAAATTTATATCTCGTTGTCTTCCAAATAATGCCATTATCCGACGTATATAGTGTAAGGTACAGATGCTAAGTCTTTTTGTAAAAACTCAGACTCATTTGCTTTTTTTTCTAATAATCTACTTCTAGAAGTTTCTTCTAAGTATGCCCTTAGTCTTTCTATTAATGCTGTTTTTTCAGAAGTTGCTGCTGAGATTAAATCGGCATGGTTCAGGGTAACATCGGCATTAGGTATAGGCACAGTACCATATTTGCCTCTAATATATCCTAGCATTTCTTTAGATACAGCTAAAGTATACTCAAAAATCCATTGTCTACCTATAGAATTTATATTTCCATAAGTAGGATTAACATAAGGTACAGTTGAAATATCTGTTACTACTCCTGTTCCTATACTACCCGAAACTAAAGGGTTATTTCTTTCAGATTTTAGTAAATATTTAAAATGTAATTTATAATTCTTAGTAGGGATTGGGAATATTCTTAATTTATTATTAATTAGTTCAAATGAATAATTAGCTTTACGTATTTGATCATTAAATTCTATTGCTTGTATTTTTTGTAAGTCATAGTTAATAGGCATCATTAAAAAATTTATGCCTGGGGAGTAATTTCCAAACCCAAATTGATCTAAAAGACCCCCAACATCGGTTCCGGTTCCTGCATAAGGGTCAAAATACCTTACTATAGCGGGTGCCTCCCTATAAAAAACTTCTCTGACTTCTAAGTCACCTGAGTTTAGGCTATGAGATGTAGCAAAATCATTTAAATCATATACTTGTTGGCTTTTTATTAAATCTATACTTCCTGTATAATACTCAACTGATCCTCCTACGCCAGCTTCGGTACCATATTCTTCAGCCATTCTTATTTCAGTCCCTAAATTTGGTTTTTGAAGTTTATAATTTAAATTTGAACCCGTAGTTGAACCCTCCAGTGATAAATAGTTTTGAGCTGCTTGATAAGCATATACTTCATTACCATACGTGGTTACTGCATCTTCAAATGCCGTATAAAAATTAAGATCTTGTAATTCTATGTCAGTAAGAGGATACCCTAAACGGCGAGAACAAAAAACAGCTACTTTATCAGCATCCTGTTGAAATTCAGTGTCACTATCATAAAACCCAAAGGGAGTGTCACCCGGGAAGAATGAACTAGATCCGGGCCATATTACTGCATTTGCCATATTGTTTTATTATAAATATTAAAAAGAGTATTATCCTGCTGATACTAAAAGTATCTTTTGACCATC